AATATGGAATTTATTTAATGTTAGCAACTGTTCTTGTATAAGTAGAGATACTTTAACTCCAGAAGCAAAAAAAATGTTTGACGACATTGATAAAGCATTAGAAAGAAAAAAATAGTTGCTAACGGTTTGGCTATGTGCTGAACGTAGTGCAACGAAGTTTTGCATATAGGTAGTGTTATATGCTTTTATATTAATAACTAAAAACAATAAGATGAATAAACATTTAGAAGAACTTAGAAAAATTGATAGTGATGTATTTACAAATATGGGTAAAACCTCACAAAAAACTATTGATATAGTGCAAGAAACTATTGAGCAACTTGATAGAGATTATGAAGAAGAACCAATACAAAGAGATGAATTAGGAGCGATAAACTATGAGATAGACATACTATTAGAAGTTTGGAGTAAAGAACTTGAATACGATATTGAAATACTAAAGCGAGTTGATAAGATTATTGCTGAATGGTATAAAGATGTAGAATTTGTAAATGTAGCACTTGGAATACCAAAGCACAAAGGCTAATTGCATATAACACGTTTATATGAAACGTAAACAAAAAAAACAACAAACAAAGAAAAAAAAGTATCTTTTATGTTTTATATAAACATGTTATCGCCCGTTTCAATGGGCGAAAAAGAACTTTTTTTCTCTTTGTTAAAAAAAATAGAAAAATGAACGCAGACCAATATTTTGATTTCTTATGCAAGAAACAACCAAAAAAACAATCAAAAATAAAAACTCTAAAAGAAAGAGAACACAATTCGATAGCTTCAATAATAATCGAATCTGCAAAAACAAACGTATCACAAGGAATAGAAAAAAATCATTCAAGAATGTTGCCTTTACCAATTTTTATAGAACCAATAATCTAAAAGAACTTACCAACTTAGAATATCAGTTTATATTAAAAAAAGGATTATTTAGTGAAAACCAAACTCCAGAACAAGTAATTAAAGAAATATATCCATACATAAAAAATGATGTATCTATATTCTTGCATACAAAAAACTTTACAGAAGAAACAAAACCAATAGAGTTTTTAAGTTGGATGATAAATTCATTTAATGAAGTTTGTGAAGATAATTGGGATATATTATATGAAGACGAAAAATATGATCTTGAAATATTTTATGATTATGACTGCCCCGATAGTGGTTATTCAGCAGAATTAAAGTTCCTCGAAACTATTGAAGAAAAAGATTTAAATTGTTTTGGTTTGCTTATAGATTTGTTTGGTTTGTTCCATGCTAAACTTAGTATTCCTTTTTACTTTAATTGTTCTGACCATGAAAATGCATTAGAGCATGCAAAAGATGATTTTGAGGAATTAAAAGAAAATGGAGACGAAGATGATATATGTGGTTATCAAGAAAATATTGATTGCTACACTTCTGGAACTTATTACGTTTATGGAGAATATATCAAAAATTCAAAAACAACATTAAGACAATTAAAATCTAAAGTGAAATCATTTAAACCAAAAACAGAATTAGAGAATAGTGTTTTTAATTTATTAGAGAAAGGATTAAACTTACTTGATTATAAATGTAGCTTTTTTGATTTTGTTCACACTACAAATAAAGAATTAGAAGATTCTTACGCTGTATATCCTTTTCAATATATGATGTTTGGATGGGATTATGATGAAGATTGTGGTAATAGAGTATCTTGGTTTTTAAATCAAGACATACAATCCTATTGGAATGAAGGTGGAACACTACCGTTTAGACAGAAAATTATAAACAATGAAAATGTTAAAATATCTCAATTTCCAATTCACTATATGGATGTACTTAATAGTGTTTTTGAAATAGAAAAAATAGTTAGGAGGCTTTGAGCCTCTTTACTATTAATTTAAAACTTAAATATATGTTTGGAAATGCAAATGGTATTAGTACACATACTGGAGTAATGAAAAGAACTTATGACATTGGAGAATGTTGTGTCTACGGTACAGTTAAAGTTCATTATGAAGATAATGAAAGAATTGTAGTTAGGTTTTATGATTATAAAACAGAAAATGTTAAAGAATCGGCTATATTTAGTTTTGTAGATAAGTTTAAGCTACAAATGTATTTAGAGGACAATATGACCTCTTATTACGCAGATAAGATTATGAATGATTTTTATGTTTAAATATGGAATTACAAGATAATTTAATACCTAAAGTAGCACTTATAGCTTACGAGCAAAAAAACAGTAATTATTATTTAGAATCAAGAAGAATAAAAAAGGGTGTATCTGGTTTTGAAATGTTAGAAGGAACTCCTTTAACAAAAAAAGCTATTGCTGAAATATTAGATAAGATAGATCCTATAAAATTAGAAAGAATTTATTGTGACGGATTTCTTCCAGAAAACTTATTAGCATACAATAATGATGATGCAGTACCAACTATTATATGGTATATTAAATCGGGTTGGCATAATCTATCTTTTATTAAAAAATTAAACATTAATGATGGGCTAATGCATCTACCTACATTAATCTTTAAACTTCAAAGGGATGAACTATCTGTTTACGCAATAAAAACAAAAAAGCCTAAACTAAATAGTAAGCTATATCATGCACCTATGCACAATATTTATAGCAATGGAAATGTTTGTATGGGTAACGCTAAAATATTCAGTTCAAATGAAGTTAGTGAAATGATGAAAAATTGGGAAAAAGCTTTTTTCCAATCTAAGTTTAGTCATTTACAAGCACAAGGAAGCCCAGTAAAAGGAAATTTAAACACATTTATTAAAGACCAAATTAATAACAATAAAATATTTGATAATAATGTTTTAAAACCATTTGGTAAAAAATTAGAGGATTTATTATGAATATACATTATGCACCAGCATATTTTATGGAACCACTACACCCTATTACCGTTATGGTAATAGGTGTAGGTGGTAATGGAACACAAGTCTTAACAGACTTAGCAAAAATAAATAGTAGTCTATTAGCTTTAGGGCATCCCGGACTGTTTGTTCAAGCAGTAGATGATGATATTGTAGAGCAACCAAATATCGGAAGACAAAAGTTCTCTGAAGCTGATTTAGGCACTTATAAAGCATCAGCATTAATTACTCGATTAAATAGATTTTATGGAACTAATTGGGTATCAATACCAGAGAAATTTAAAAGGAGAGTAGGACTAATCAATGTAAACATTGTTATTACGTGTGTTGACAATGTTAAAACAAGAAAAGAAGTTCAAGATGCATTTATTTCAGCAAAAAGAACTCAACCATATCAAATACCTTATTATTGGTTAGATTTTGGTAATGGTAAAGATTTTGGTCAATTCATATTAGGTTCTACAGAAATAGAGCAGCCAAATGGTAAACACGAAACAATATCTAAATTAAAAAATGTTATTGATTTATTTCCAAATATGGAAGAAAATGAAGAACTTAACAGCCCAAGTTGTAGCACATACGAAGCTCTCCAAAAACAAGACTTATTTATTAACTCAATACTTGTAACATCAGGCATGAGTTTAATTTGGAGGCTTCTTAAAGATTTTGTAATCACTCATCATGGTGGTTATATAAATACAGAAACTTGCACAACAAGGCCTATGAAAATTTAAATTATGGTGTATTCAATAATAGTACTTGAAAGAGAAAAGAATAACTTATCTTTAGAATTAGAAAGAATCGAAAAAATAACCAATTCCAGACAATTTAAAGGGTGTTTTAATGAAAACAATAATAATGCTATTATTAGTTTAAAAGCTAAAATAAGAGATTTAGAATATCATATATCATTATTCTATGAAGCTCATTCTGATGTAGAGTAAAATAAAGGGCAACAAGCTTCGTGCTTTGTTGCTCTTTGTTAATTAAAAATAAATTTATGTACGAAGTATTACAATTCTTATTTCAGGATTTTTGGCATTGGCTCGGAGGTTCTGTTTATTTAGCTATGATGATTGGAGCAATATCATCTTTTAACTTAATTAAAATCTCAAAAATTGAAAAAGACAAAGAATAAAATAGATGTTTACCAAATGCTTACTGATAAAATTATCAGCAAATTAGAACAAGGAGAAATACCTTGGAAAAAACCATGGAAGTCAGTTCAATTCGGTTATCCTAAAAATATGATTTCAAAAAAAGTATATAAAGGAGCTAATTTCTTTAATACATTATTTGAAGATAGAGAAACACCTCTTTGGGTTACATTTAAACAAGCTCAACAATTAGGTGGAAAAGTAAAGAAGGGAGAAAATGGTACCAGTATTGTTTATTTTCAATTTTTAGATAAAATAGATGATGATGGAAAGTCTTATGTAATTCCTTTAGTAAAGCGTTCTACAGTTTTTAATTTAGAACAATGTGAGGGAATAGAAAATCCTTTTCAAGAAAAAATAGATAGTCTTAACAGACCTTCTGCTTTTAATAATATTGAATCTTGTGAAGAATTAGTTAAATCATTTATGGATAAAGTTCCTACTATTGAAAATCATCACGATGGTAGAGCATACTATATGCCATCAGCTGATATAATATCTATGCCTAAAAAGATTAGATTTCATTCAGAACAAGGGTATTACGCTACTTTGTTTCACGAAATGGCTCATTCAACAGGACATCAAGATAGACTTGCAAGGCCTGGTATTGTAGATAGAGTTGAAAAAGGAAGTCAAAAGTATGCTAAAGAAGAATTAGTAGCAGAGCTTACCTCAGCATTTTTATGTAGTAAAGCAGGTATTGAAAATGATGTTATTGATAACAATGCAGCATATATTCAAAATTGGCTTGGAGCATTAAAGAATGATAAAATGTTAGTTTATGATGCAATGAAAGATGCATTTAAAGCTATTGAATATTTAGGAATCTTAAATGAAGCAGCATGAGTAGAAGAAAATACACAATAGAAATAGAAATAACTTGTGAAGATGTTGAAATAAACGACTCGGGCTTTGAACTTTCATTAGACCAAGTGTTTCAAAAACTAAAAGAAGGCTACCACATGGGTAGAGATGAAAATGAAGATGAAGAATATTCATTTGCAATAACAAAAAGGGAGGATATAGATGACTAAAAAAGCATACATAAAGAGAATGAAACAGCACGAAGCTACATTTGATAGGCTTTGGAGAAAAATAGTTGATGATACTAATGAGTTTATCAAAGATAATCCAGAAGATAGTATGTATCAATTTCAAAATAATATTGAAAAATTTAGCGATTATTTAGCTTTAAGTGGGGCATGGATTCAAGACCGTATTAACGGAAAGATGCCTAAAGATAGAGGTAGTTTAACAAAAAAAATAAGAAAAGCATTAGGATATACATTTCCATAGTCTAATATTTAAATTATTATAATAACATGGGATATTTTGAAGCAAGACACGCAAGAAGCATTAGAAACAATGACAATCTGAAAAATTTAGCAGATAAAGTTATTGCAAAGGATAATAGTATAGAGGTTTATCATAACAAAAATGATAATTATATTGAATCAATTGTATTTTTTAAAGGAGAGGAAATTGTATCTATTGGATTTCATTCTGTTCCATTCAGATGGAGTGGCCCACCTAATTTTAGAGAATTTCCAAAAGAAGGAAAAAGACCTAAAGATGGTGAATTAGAAATGCCATTTACAGTTGAAGATGTAATAAATGGATTTAGTTCAATAAAGAATGTAAGACATAGGCATGATACTTATTTTAAATCAAAAAAAGAATACTTAGATTGGTGTAGTTATTTAGTAGGATACACTAAAGAGAATTAATTTAAAGAAAGAGTGTCAAAGCCGTTGTGCTTTGATGCTCTTTGTTTTTAAAATATAATTATATGGATAAAAGAAAAGATTTACAGTTTTCACTAATGAGTCAAAGCGACTTTATTGGTCAATCAAATATCGATATTGAAGAACTTGTGTTAGCTACGTTTGTTAATTTTCCTGAATCCTACTTTAAAGTTGCTGAACAATTAAGCGTTAGAGAGTTTTCATCTACAGAAACAAGATACATTTATTTAGCTGTTAAAGAGCTTGCAGAAGTTTCTAAAATAGATATAGCTACTGTTACTGATAAACTGATGCAGAGAAAGTATGTTGATATTATGATGAAACAAAAAAGAGGTTTTGACCTTGTTGTTTATCTTAATGATATGTGTGAACGTATTGAATCTGATTATCACTTAGAAGAACATGTTTCTATTTTAAATGGATATGCTAAACGTAGAGAGTTAATGACTTTATCAGATGAGATAAGAGCTGATTGTAATAATCAAGTAGATCCATCAGAAGTAATTAATAAGATTAGCGATAAAGTTGTTGATATTCAAGAAATGGGCGATGTAGTAGAGTTTGATTTAAATTTAGCAAATAAAGAAGTACTCGCAAGTTGGGATGCTAAAAAAGATAATGACAACTCTATTAAGACTTACATTCAGAATGTAGATAAATTTCTTTATTCTATTGAACCAACAGAACTATTTATATTAGCTGCAGCACCATCTATGGGTAAAACTTCTCTTGCATTAGAGATTTTTAAGAACCAAATAATAAATGGAGTTGAAGCTGTATTTTTTAGTTTAGAAATGAGCACTATTCAATTACTAAACAGAATGTATGCTGCTGAATCTACAGTTGAACTATCTAAATTGAGGTCAAAACTATTCTCTAAAGAAGAAAGAGATAGACTTCATTCTACAATGGGTCAATTTGAAGGTAAAAAGTTTTGGATTGATGATAAATCAAGAAAAATATCGCATATCTGTAATAAGATACGAAAGTTTGTTATTCGACATAAAGCTAAATTAATCATAATTGATTATCTTCAATTAATGAGCTGTGATGTTGGTAAGCCAAGTAATAGAGAAAACGAAGTGGCTATCATATCAAGAGAACTTAAAAGTTTAGCTTTAGAATTAGGAATACCAATAATAGCATTATCTCAAATTAATAGAGCAATACATTCAAGAGCTGATAAAAGACCTACATTGGGAGATTTAAGAGAATCAGGAGCTATTGAACAAGATGCTGATATAGTAGCATTTGTACATAGACCAGCATACTTTAATATTCAACATGGTATTCCAGAAACAGAACACGCAGAACTAATATTTGCCAAAGGTCGTTCAACAGGAATGGGAACAGTAGAAGTAGCTTATCAATCTAAATTTACTAAATTTATTAGTATTGAGAGAAATAGTTATGAAGAACTAAAAAGAGAGCATTTCGAGAGAATTGACCCAAACACTAATTTTGACCATGAGTAGAAAAAAGTATTACCATAGCAAAATAGTTAAAGAAATTTCTGATGAAACAGGAATAGATATAAGAGTAATACATTTGATAATACGTAAATTCTATAATGGTATTCGTATTATCATAAGAAGAAACGAAGAAGTGAATATTAAAGGCTTTTTCATATTAAAAATGCATTACACTTACAAAAAACTAATAGAAAAAAAAGGTAAAGACATTAATCTTAGAAGAAGAAAAGACCAAAAGTATAATTATGTAAAAAAGAGTAAAAAATAAACTTTTTTATGTTATGTATTTTTTGTACATTTACAACATTATGACTAATATAAACAGTAGAATTATTTTAATCGCACCACCACATAAAAAGCTTAACCAAAACGAAGTTTTGAGCTACATTATGAATACTGTAAATGTAATAAACTGCATAGACAATGATAATAATGTGAAAAGTGCTTGTGATATGGTAAATATGGAGCGTAAAACAATTAAAAGTTACGATAATGTTGAAACAAAATCTTTCCATCAAGACATTCTTGATAAGATTGAAGACATTAAAGGAACACAATTTCTAATCTATAAAAATTAAACATGAAGCCAAACATTTTTATTGTCGGACCATGTGGTACCGGCAAAAGTTCATCATTAAGAAATCTTAATCCAGATACTACAATAGTATTGAATACTGAAATGAAAGCACTACCATTTAAAGGTGCAGGAAAATTTAAATTAAATGTTCCTATTGCTGATATGGATGCTTTTCATAAAGCTTTTAATAAAGCAATTGGAAAAGAAGGTATTGAAGTAATTGTTATAGAATCATTTACTTCTTTGGTAGAGCATCAATATCGTGATTCAGGAAAGTATTATACTGGTTTTGATTTGTGGGGTAACTACAAAGAAGAAATAGGTAAAATGCTACTCAAATCAAAAGGTACTGATAAGTATATTGTATTTACTGGAATTGACCAAGTATTAGAGGGTAGTAATGGCGTTGAAGAACGTTTTATTGCAGTTGAAGGTAGTTGGAAGAAGAAAGTAGAGAAAGAGTTTGTAATAGTCTTATTTAGTGATATGATTACTAAGGAAGATGGTACACCACAGTATAGATTCATAACTAATAAACAAAAAGGTTTTGAGCATGTATCAGCAAAATCTCCAATGGATATGTTACCACCTACTATTGATAACGATATAAATGAAGTTATTAAGTATGTAGAATCGTATATTAATGGAGAAGAAGAAGTAGTTACAGAAACTACTCCAAAAGAAGAAACAAAAACTGAAGAACAGTAAAATTATTTATTTATTTAAAAAATTAAGAGTATGAGTTTTGAAGATGAAATGAATGCAGTCAAAAATGCAGAAACAACAGGTAATTATATTTCTAAGGCTTGTGTTGAGTTAGTAACTATTAAAGGATATAAAATGTCTCCAGCAGATCATAAAGGATGTCCTTTTATTGAATTTACATTTGAAACTGCTAATGCAGCAAAAGAAATTAATACAACAAGATTGTATAGAGTAAGAGAAACAGATAGTCCAGAAACTATTGAATATAAAAACAAAAGATTAAAAGAATTACTTGAAAATGCAGGAGCAGACTTTACCTTAAAAGGAGAGCAAGTAATTAAATCTGCAGTTACAAGAAAAGTTCAAGCTTTGTTTAAAGAAGTTGAATATATCGGTTACGATAAAAACAACAACAACAAACCAGAAGTAAGAACTAAAATTGAATATTCTTTTAGTGGTAAAGCTGATGGAACTATCAATGGTAATCAATCTTATTTATTTTCAGCATTGAGAGATTCTGATAGAAATAAATTTGAAGGAGAGCTTGCTAAGTGGATGCGTGATTTTCCTGCAGGAGCTGCACCACAACAAAGTAATGCTGCACCAGTTGAAGCACCATCTAATGATGATGATGATTTACCATTCTAAAAAACTATGGAGAGTACTTCGGTACTCTCTGTAATTAAAATATAAATATGAATGAAATATTAGATAAAATAACAACAATCATTGAAGATTATAATAGTTCTGACGGACACCATCCTGAAGGGTTATTAAATATGGCAAGAACATTGGCTGCTAATCTTTTCTTTTTAGAAAAGCATAGGGCTGATATTCAAAAGAAATTTGAAGGACAGAAATTCTTATTGATTAACAATCGTTTAATGCCTGTAAGTAAAGCTGAAAATGAATGTAATTTTAGATACCCAGAAATGTATATGCTTAGAAGAGTGATGGAAGCTGGATACAAGAATTTAGACATTATGAGAAGTGAAGTAAGTTGGCTAAGAGCTGAAATGAATAATACTAATATCAATGGATAAAATTGAAGATATTATAGAAGCAGGGGAATTGGAAATAGAACTTCTATTTATGGAGTTTGAGTATAAACTTAAAAAACTATTTGAAAAGTATGATATTAAGTGAAGAACAAAGAAATTACATAATAAAATCTATCATTGAAGCAAATAATGAGCTAAGACCAATCCTGAAAACTATAAAGTTATCTGTTCCTGGAAACTTAGAACCATTTGAAAAAGAAATTGAAGAAGAAGTGTCTTTAAACTTCTCTCTACAAAAATTTACCATTACCAAACTTACCACGTTAGAAGATGAGGGTAGGACAAGAATAACTATTTCATTTTTAAGAACTATCGATATGGTAAAGCATATTGAAGAATTGAATGAAAAGTTAAGAATAAGACAAACACCAAAACAATATCTGAACGCATTAAATAAAGCAATATTAATTGCAGAGGACTTTAACAATAGATTTGGAGAAGGACACCTTAACAAAACTGCTGAACTTAATGAGTTAGACGATATATTGCAAAAACTAAAATAACTATTCAAGGGGCTTTGTTGCTCCTTGATATTTAAATATAGATATGATACATTTTGATAGTAATGAAGAAAAGTATTTTTCATGGTACTTAGAAGAACTTAAAGAAAGAAAATATATTGATAATTGGAAAAAAATAGAAATAGCTTATGAGCTTACGGATGGTTTATCTCATACATATATTAAAAAAATGAAAAAAATTGAGGATGTAGAATTAATGCAAACTATTCTTTCTCCATCTTCTTATACTCCAGATTTTAAAATATTTTGGAATAAAAAAGCTTATGGAATATTTGTTCAAGATATTAACAATACAAAAAACAAAATAGTAACTCCTTTTATATGCGATTCAGAAGGAATATCTATAGTTGAAACAAAAGGTACTTTTGATATGGGTAATATGACAAGACTTGCTACTTTAAACATAAAGTTTATGTATTTCAGATACAATATTTATGTAAACTTAATTAAAGTACCAACAATATTTAAAAAGACATTTACACCTGATAGATATTTAATGACCGATAAAACATTTAGACCAAGAGCAATTAATTATGGAACTAAAAAGAAACCAATTGGACCAAAATCTTTATCAAAATTTATTAATGAGATACGCTAATCAAATTTATCTAATTGATGATTATGGAACAAAAGGAGTAATACTATGTAATGAGCAAAAGGAAGTAATAATGAAGATGTTTCTAAAATATAAAGCACATAAGCTTTCGTTTGTAGAAACAAAAGAAATCAAATCATTTATTCCATGGCTCAACAAAATTGTAACACTGAAAAAAGATGTTTACAAAATAGATATTATTGAATTTGTAAAATTTGCACTAATTAGGGGGTATGATTGGAAGTTGTATGGAGAACCTGAATGGAATGAAATACGACCAAAAAAGAAAAAGAAACTTATTAAACCAAAAAAACGTTAATTTATGACACTTATTCCAAGTACAGAAGCAGAAGATTTTATGGATCACCAAAAGAATTACGACAAAAATGAAAGTCGTATAATCGATAAAGATGATAATTGGTATTATAATGATAAAACTCATGTTACCAATTCACATTTAAGCCAACTTATTAAAGGTGGGCCACAATATTTAAAATCTTATTACGAAAGAGGACAAGAAGATACAGCAACCTTTGCTTTTGGTAGAGCTGCACATTGTCTTTTATTAGAACCAGAAGCATTCAATCAAAGATTCTATTCAATAGATGATAGTGAGATTTGTAATGACATAGGTGGTAAAAGACCTACAGCAACAAATGCTTACAAAGAATGGCTTGACAAGATTAAATCTGAAAATACTCATAGACAACTATTATCATTAGATGATTTTACAGCTATCAATAATATGGTTGATAAAGCTATGAGTTATTCACAAGTAAGAGAGCTTGTTGAATCAGCAAGTAAAAGAGAAGTAATTTATTCTAAAAACATTAGAGGAATAAATACAAAATGCAAAGTTGATGCTATCAATCCTTCTAACTTTATTTTAGATTACAAAACTACAAGAGAGCCAGCTACATTAAGAAACTTTTCTTATAGCGCTAAAAAGTATAGCTATCCAAGACAAGGTGCATTTTATAGAGATATTACTGGTGTGGATTCATTTTGGTTTTTAGTTCAAGAGAAAACGTACCCTTATACGGTTTGTTTAGCTGAACTTTCTCCTGATTCTTATGAAGAAGGTCAGATTCAGTATCAAGATGCGTTAGATGCGTATAAATTACACTTTATTAACAATCCTAAGTTAATTGATAGTTACTTAGAAATGGGAAGCATATGATGATGTTTGTGTGGAATCCTACAAATGTAACAGAAGCTATGATTTTCATTGTAGCTTCTGTAATTTTAATAATCATATCTTTAATTGATTATTTTAAGAAAAAAAAGAATTAATAATATTCTGTTGTAATTGAACAGTAAAATTAGTTGTATTATCCGATGGTTGGTGAAATCGGTAATTAGAAATAATTGAGAAGTCTATGGTTCGAATCCATAACAACTAAAAACAGAGAGGACTTCGGTCCTCTCTGTTATTTAAACTAAAATATTATGAAAACTTTAAGACTGGTCAATAATTAAAAAACATTATTAAAAATATGACAGATCAAGACGTATTAAAAAAAGCTATCAATATAGCACTTAAAAAAGGAATGAATCATAAAGTTGTTGATGAAGGAACATTTTATCAAACATACGCAAGAATAAAACTTAGGCATGGAGAAACTTACCATCCTACAGGTTTTTCGCCTAAAGATTGCTATGGCTTAATATTTAACCACGACTTTGTTAAAGCTTTCTTTGGAGATGGAGAAAACATGAATAGAGAGTTTGATGATTTCGGTAGTCCAACATATAGGTATTCTTGTGGATCATTTTTTAATAAGCCTGAATGGCAATACCACCTACAAAATATGGTACTACACAAAAACCCTATTGACTACTTACGTATATTTACAGAATGATAACAGTTAATTATACAAAAGAAAAGGAATACAAAGCCCACTACAAAGACAGTAGTGGGTTTTTAGTTAAGTTTGGTCCATATCCAACAAAAGAATGTATGGAAGCATCTATTTTTGAATACATGAAAGCTATTAAAGTTTCTATGTATAAATTAAACAATACTACTATAATCAAAAAAGAGTAACACATTTTAGTCATTGACTTAGTGTTACTCTTTTTCTTTGTAAAACTCGTACCAGGGAAAGGAAAGTTTTTATCTTAAATATTATTCTGCAGCTTTTATTCTACGCTTAAATTCATCATAACTACAATTTACTTTAGTACCCTTAACTGAACCCACTAAATATACCATTGTAATCAATTTAGGTTTATCACCCATTTTATCAGAACTTTCTACAAATGCTCTATAGTAACTAATCTGCCCTCTACTAAATGTAGTTGGAACATCTTTACCATCATACCCTATCGTATTTACCTCAAACTCTTTATACATAACCTTTACTTTAAAATCATTAAACAACCAACAAAGCCAACACAAACACCACCAACACCAAAAATCTTTGTTGTTCTCTTACTTCTCTCCAAATGTAAATTTAATTTTTGATTTTCTTCTGTTTTTGAAAGATTATCTGCTTCCAAACTTGACACAAGAGTGCCTTGCTTGATAACAATACTTTTAAAGTTAGCTATTTGAAGGGAGTAGTTGGAAATTAAGCTATCCTTTTTAGGAGCATTTACAAGGCACTCTAAAGCCTTTTTATCCATAGCATCAGTATAACATATACAATTAGTATCAATTGGCAAAGAGGACTGCCCGTAAGCTGTCTCTATACTCCCTGCTACTATTGTAAATAACAGTACTATCGGTAGTAATATTTTGTTTAAGTCTTTCATTGTCCTTTTCTATTATTTTATTTTCAATCTTTAAATCTTCAATCTCTTGTTTTAACTTAGCATGTTTTAACATTAATTCAACAGCTTCCTTACTGTATGTAGATTCTTTAAAGTAATCTTTAACATTACTAACAATAGTAGATAGTGTACTTAAAGAAAATACTGCGATAAGAATATAAACTATAGCTTTACTTTGTAACATCTTAATTAATTTCTTCTTTTATTTTTTCAGGTTCTTTTTTACCAAAACCATTTTGAACGCCATTAACACCAGCAATACCTCCTATTATTCCAAACACACAATACCAAACAACATCTGGAAAAATACTATGAACTTCTAAAGTTTTCATACCTACAGAGTTCGACCACTTCCAAATTAATATCAATGTAAATAAAGCTTGTATTAATACCATGAATATAGCTATATAAACAAAATGATACATAACAACTCTTTTAGAAGATGTTTTATCAGATCCACCACAACTATCTTTTATTGTAGATAAATAACTCATTGAATTAATAAATTCTTTTAGTAGTTACTCTTTTGCCCGTTTTAGGTGCTTTACCACTCATAGGTTTATTAACAGTACCGGTTCCAATTCTTGGAGTTTTCGGCATACCTTTACCATTGCCCTTAGCGGCTTTTGACTTTTTATTATTACCGTACATTGCCATAATAGATATAATTTAAAACCCCAATCTTATTTAGATTGAGGTCTGATGTAAGTTGAATTTTTCTTGCTACTTGAATTGGTAGCTGGTAATTTAGGTGCTACTTTAGCAGAAGCATTTGTTTTACCACTTGGTTTTTTCTTAGTACTGAATGCCATGATTTTATGTATTTAATTAATAATTAATGAATAACAAATATAAGTATTTTTTACTTCTCTTCCATTTTCCCTAATATCCTATCAAGTTTACTGTTAATTTCTTTAAACTCAGCATTAGTTGTATTGACATACTCTTTCATTTCTAATTGAGTTTTATCAATACGCTTCATAGCTGTTTCATTCTTATCCTTAATATCATCTAATAATTCACGCTTAATAGCATTTCTACCACGTTTAGCATTCATTAATTCTTCTTTAATAAAAGCTAATTCTTTATCGTGAGTTTTATCAACATCATCTAATTTTTTTAAAGTAGCTTCTTTAAAAGCTTTAAGCTCAAATTTAAGAGTTAAATATGCTGTTACTGTTGCAATAATACCACCACCAATTGTAAATATATCTTTAACACCAAATACAACATCTGTCATACCGTTAATAGGTTGTTGTGTAACTTGTAACAAAATAGAAAGCATATTATATAATTTTAAATTTCTGAGATATAAGTATTAAATTCGATAATATCCTCATGCATCATTTGCCATCTTGTTTTTTCGTTACAAGACTTTAATGTTTCAAACTCTTTTTCATCAAGTTCAACTACACTATCAACTTCTGCGTCTTTGAACTTATTTATAATATTAACTCTCTCAGCCATTTGAGTAGGTAATAAACCCTCTTGTGGCATATAGTTTAAGTTAATCATACATAAGTCAGCATAATTCATGTTTCTAACTGAATCTTTTTCTTTGCCAGGTCCGGTAATTTCAATCTGTTTAATTTCAATCTTTTTCATTTTCTTCGTCTTTTTCTATTGAGTTAATACTATGGTTATTATCTAACCTATTTAATATAGAATCTAAAGCGATTCCTAAAGGTGCTAAGGTATGATTTATTTTGTTTTTTCCAAGGACTGAACTAATAGTTTCATCAGGATTTCCGAATAAATTTTCTGAACGACTCGTAATCAATAAGATATTAAATAGTCTTGCCATAGAAACATTTCCAAATTGATCTAATGATATTGCCATTTTAATAAAGTAGTTCTTAATATAATCTATATCTAACAAAATAGCAGATTTAATTATAGTAAACATTATTCCTAAAGGTGCAAATACAGCTACTAAAATAAATGATAATATAAACAACAAAAAACTAAGCATATTAATAAGTTATATCTAATATTCCTGTTAATGTATCTTTAAATAATTGAGTTTCACCAGAATTGTTAATACCATCTATAAGAGGCTGCCTATCTACTTCAACGTACAAGTTCATTTCTGAACCAAAGTTTCTCATAAATGTTTTACCTGCTTCTAAACCTATAAGTTGAATGGCAGCACCTTTAGCTTGATTAAGCAATCTTTTTCTTGCTTTCTCATTTATTACTATAGACGAGTCCATTTTATTATCTATTATCTATTATCTATTATCTATTACGGCATCAACTTCTGCTCTATCAACAGCAGCTCTCACTTGACCTTTAAGTGCAGAACCAGAATCAATGCTTGTTTTCTTAGTAGCTAAAGCTGTCAAATAGATATTATGCATATCAGTAGCATCAACTACATTATATGAATTGATGTCATCAAGTGTATTATATATTATTGGATAAGCTATATCATCTCTACTTTGATTTAATGCTGAGATATTAATCTGTGCATTTTGAGATAGAGAAAACATATTTCCACTACTTGCAGGATATTCAAAACCAGCCAATACTAATTCACCAGTTTTATAATCAATAGCTTTGTATTTAAGAGCCTTGTAATCAGCTAATGAAACATTAGCATCAACAGCAATACCCTCGCTATTAGTTTTCACATCAGCAAGAATAATTACTTGTGAATTTGGCTTTAATGTATCTCCAGGATTGTCTGGTAAAATAGTTGGGATTGCAGAAGCAATAACGCACTCCCAAATATTTTTAGTTTCGTTGTATAGTTTGTACTTATCCATATCTTAATATTCTATTTCTATTGATGAACATTCTATTCTTCTATTTCCACCGGTACTTCTTCCCATTTGAATTTCAAATGTAGTTGGACCTGTAGGAATATTAGTTAAAGCACCTAAGTCTAAAACAACAGCATCATCTAAATTTGTAATACCTGTTAATTCACAAATAGTATTTCCATTAGACTTATCTATTATTTTGATTTGTCCTGTTGCTCCACTTGCACTATTTTTCCATATAGTAGCTTTAATTGCTACAATAGGTCCAACAGTAGAAGATCCCGCATAAATCATATTTGCTTTTTCAACATAGCCAACAGTAGATGTTGATAAAGACATATCTGTTCTTGCAGCAAAAGATACTACCATAGATTTTCCACCACCTGCAAGCTGACTTAAGGGTACTTTTCCAGAACCATCTAACGATGCAACACCATTATTAGCACCTTTATCATCTGTTGTTAAATGTTGTAATCCCATAGCTTATATTTTATACGGTTGGAGGGTAAACTAAAGCAGTATTCCCAACTCCAACACCAGGATAACCTTCACTACCATTTTCAATTACTGTTTTGTAAATATCTAAAAGAGCACTTACGCTATCTAATAACTGAATATTTACATCTTTAGCTACATAAGCTATATCGTAATTCACAACATAATCTCTAACAAGTATTTTTTTTGCTTGATATTCAGCCATATCTTCATAGATATCAACATCATAAGTAATATCATATTTTGTTAATCCATTTTCATCAACATAGTCAATAAACTTTGGCTTAACATTTAACAAAGAACCAGATGGTATTGGTAATCCACCTCTTGTTGTTGTTGCTACATTTATTTGTATCATATCTTTTTATTTATTAAGGTACTAATTCTGTATATAAAACACCTGCATCGGTGTATATTCTGTATCTGTTTGTGTCTGTTCTGTCAAGAACAACTAATCCTTTCGTGTTTCCTAAAGTTTCAATATCTCCGCCTACAGTAACCATTGAACTAACTGCTGTAGTTCCAAATCCAATACCGCTAACATTGGTAAAGTAACCTTTAGGCAAAGCAGGTAAAATATTATCAGCCTCAATTTGAAACCTATCAAACATAGCATTCAAGCTGTCTGCCGTCTGTAATCTTATACCATCATTAGCATCGTTTGGAGTAGTTGCACCCTGAATAATTAAAGGCGTAACTAAATCCCCTGTAATCGTTCTTAAAGATGAAATTTCCCCTACTAATATCTTAGCATTAGAGGTTACTCCTGTATTACTTATAAATTCAAATACGCTTGTTCTCGATTGTAATGTAAGCCCTAAATTATGAGTACCATCGTTCCTATCATATATTTTAGAATACGTACCGTAACCTGTATTAAAAGCTATACCTGCTTTAAACGTACTAATACCTAATACTAAACACTCTTGATTATTTTGCACATTAGGAAGTGTCACAACTCCATTATCCTCTACTTTAAGGCAATCTGTTCCTGCTAAATTTTCAACTATTAATCCAAATCCTCCAGGTGTATTACCGAAACCTTTAATTGTTACTTCTCCACCACTAAATAATAATGTGTCTGTAAGAGTAGCTACTCTACCAGCACCTACTGTACCATTACCATTATATAATGTAGTAGCAGGAGTTACTAAAGTATTTATATCAACCCAAGAACCTACACCATTTGCATCAGAACGTAATACTTTGTTTAGTCCTTGTGAGCCATCTACAATTTGTATTGCGTAATTATTTGTACCATTTGCAGCTTCAAAATATCCACCAATATTTGTTACGTTTGCAGTACCACCAACAGTCATTGTAGCTCTTGAACGAATACCATAATTAGTATGTGTACCTGCAGATGCACTACTACCTGTGTAGTTTGCATCAAACATAAAGAACTGTTTAGTTCCAGAGCCAGACCTTGCATCATCATGTCTTACATCAACACCCCAAGCATTTAATGCTCCAGCACTTGCTAAAGGACTTAAATCTATTCTAACTCCTTGTAATAAGCTACTCGAAATTTGGCTATCACCTGCAGATATTTTAAGCATCTGACCTGCTGATGGAGTTGTTGTTCCTATTGCAGCAACACCATCTTGAATAAACATATTTCCAGCAACCATGTGTAATGTATGTCCAGGACTTGCAATTCCTATACCTATTCTATTATTTACAGCATCTATGGTAAATAAATCATAAGGTCCATTTAAAGAATTGAACAACAACTTATCTGTTGCGGCCATTGTAACAGTTGTATCTCCTGCTTGAAGTGCACCACTGCCACCATAAATACCTGAGCCTAACCCAGCTAAATCAAACATTGTAGCAAATACGTTTGATGCAGAAGGGCTATTAGCTCCTAAAGCTGCATCGTATTGGTCTTTCGGTAAAAATCTCGTTATATCACTCATTATCCTACTGTTGTAATTAATAATTCACTTGTTAAAGAATCATAAATAATTCCTGCTAAAGTATCTCTTAAACCATCCGCTGAAAATGTAACTGTTTCTCCTCTTTCAAGAACTGCTCCAGCTACTTGCGCATCTGTATTTCCAGCATTAAAGAAAGAAACTCTTCTTTTTCCAGGTGTTATAGAGCCTGCGCCTGCAACGTTTACTCTTAACATAGCTACTGGTAATGCTGTAACAGGTGTAGCTAAAGTAGACGTATCTGTTGCTATATTACCTGTGTCTACTTTAATGTTGCTAAGTTCAATATTAGTTAATTGTATTTCTGTGTTAATTCCTGCAAGATCACTGGTCATTAGAGTAAGTAAAGCATTTGCAGAAGTAGTTAAAACTTCTACTGCTTTTAAGGTAGTCTCTGTTGCAAAATCCTCTGCAACAAATGTAGCTTCTGTTAATAATTGTCCACCTGCATTTAATACTTGTAATTGTGTAAGTATTAAATTCAATACTGCAGAAGGATCTAAATATTCTAATGGACCAACAGGAACCACAATGTTTCCATTTACATCTTTATATACAGTTGTATTATTTATATAATCTGTAATTTGTTGTAATACTTTATCACTGTCTCCAGTATCTCTTACCAATAAAACTTCAATATCTTGACCTGAAGCTACAATAGCATTTAAAATGTTTAAAGCTGTAGCTTCTGTTGCTAAACCAGTAGTACTTCCACCTGCCGCAATATTTTCTAACTCTGCAAGAATTGCTACTCGTATTCTGTCTGATACTGAGCTTTGTTTTATTTTATCTGATAATTTTGCCATTTTAATGAATTTTATTTAATTATTTTCCTTCTTCAATATCTATGTATTCAATAGTTACGTTTTCACCTTTTAAAATAGCATCAGCTATCTTAGGATAAACTCTTTTATAAGCATCAACGCTTGAACTTCCAGAAAAAGTTTTACCACTTACAGCATCATTTAAAAGTAAACAGCCGGCAGTATGTTTTTCTGTATTTCCAGTATGTATTAAAATATACTGAAATTCCATTCCATCCTTTACAATCTTCCAATTTTTTTCATTATAAATACAAAGCATTCCTTTATGCATATCACCATATTTGGCCTTATATCTTTCATGAAAACCACCTTCAGATCTTAAAGCTATTTTATAAATACCATTAGGGATTCTTGTTTCACCACTAACTTTAATAGCTCTTTCCTCATCCTCAATACCAAAAGTTTCCCATATTCCATTAATATAGAACAAACTCATTGAAGCTTTAGTATTGTCTGCAAATCTTTTAACAACTATTTCCATTTTCTATTACAATTAGTCATAAAATAAAAACCTTTCCATCTACTAATGTAAACGAAAAGGTCTTGTCTTTATAGTTTGTTTTTTAACATCTTAATTCATAGCTCGCAAATCTCTTATTTCGGTTACTAAATACTCTATGAATAATCCTATTCGGGTATTCCTTGCCGGAGAAATGTCTAAGTTTTCAAAATCATTCATCCATATCTTATGGAAATCAACCTCTACTTCACTTTCAAAATATGCTTTGATCTCTTTTTCAGCAGCAGCTTTACCCTCTTTACTTTTATAAATGTACTCTGGTCTTGCACCTTTTCCAATTTCTTCATCAGTAGGTTTGGTTAAAACATAATCTCCATTCTTGTCAATCTTAACATATTTGTTAATGATTTCAGTCTGTTTTTTATCAGCTTTCTTTAAAACTGACTCTAATTTACCCTCGTTTTTAGCAAGAGCAAACACAATTTTACCTTTCATTGTAGGACAACTTGCTGATAAATCATAAATAGCTTGATTTAAAGCATAACAGTCAGCAATACTAACTAAGTTGTCTTTCTTTTCTTTCGCTACATCCTTAGTAGCTTCTTTTTCTTTTTCCATGGTATATTTTATATAAATTAATAATGCACTAAATTAGAGATTATTATTTACTTTTTAAAGTTGTGTATTGAAAAATATTGAATTAGTCAACATTTTAGCAGCAAAAGTATTTGGTATTGATATACTATAAGAAACTTCCATTGTTACTATATCACTTAAAGCATAAGCAGCACCAACTGAATTATAACTTATATTAATAAGTTCGCCAGTAGTTTTACCTGCAACATCAATAGAATTAGTATCAAATGCTACACCATTCTTTTTTAATATAATATCTAAAGTTCTAATACCTGCACCAGCATTTTCATCACCAGTAACTTCAAAATTTAGAATATATCCAAAAGAAATATCTGTTAGTATCTGATCAGCAGTCCAAACATCAGTTATCCAATTATTACCATAATCAAATCTTCCAACAGAAATATCATCAGAAAATTCTGCTTGAAAATCAAGAATAACTCCAACATCTATAAATTGTTCTATTGTTTTTTGAGCATTAAATAAATAAGATATTCCAACAAGAGCGCCAGTATAAACATTTCCTGTAACACCCCAAACACCTGCACTTTTCTTATATAAATCACCAGAAGCACTATCTAAATAGCTTTCATTATCAACGCCTAATAATGCAGAAGGAATACCAATTCCTTGATAGAAATTCAATCCATCAACACCATTAGTTCCATTAGTTCCATTTGTACCATTTGTACCTGGTGCACCTGTAGAACCTTTTAAATTTAATCCAGTATTAGTCCAAACACCACCTGCTTTAGTATATAAATCTAAAGTAGCTAAATCTACATAAGTATCTCCATCACTACCAAGAGCAGGAGAAGGAACACCAGCACCATATCTAAAAGATAAACCTTGTGGTCCAACCGCACCTGCAATAGCTGGAATATCAACAACTGTTTTTCCACCCGAATCTGTTACGGTTACACCATCACCAATAAAGTTTATAATGTTTTGTTGAGGTAAAGCTATACCTTCATCTTCTATTGCATGACCTTGAATTATTGCATCAATATTATTTTGCAATGTAACATCAGCATTTAATAACGCACATATAACAGTAGCTAACTGATATAAAACTTGCGTTCCATTTTGGTTTTCTGTTATAACTGGTGTATCTGAAGGTCCACAAACTAATGAACTACCAACGTATTTTACATCATCTGATATAATTATCCCACAAGGAGACTTACTTGTACAGCTACATGCTGAGGTACCACAACTTGAACAACTCATAATTTTTAATTTTTAATTTTATAATTCTTTAACAAACATCTGAGCCTTTTGCAAATGTCCTGTACCAATTGACTTAGTTTTAAACTGAACGGTTACACCCTCTCCATCTGATAGAGTTACTTTTTTAAAATAAGTGTTATTTTGATTTATTTGATATAAAGTTGGAACACCACCATCATTAATTTTAATCTTAGAAGAAACATCATAAATAGGATTCAATAAATCACTATTTAAAAACAATCCCGAATCTACATCAGATAAACCATAAGTACCAACCGCAATATCATTTTTACCATTTGAATAGTTTACTTGAATAAAAAAAGATTTTTGAATACCACTATTATTAGTATATGTTAATGTGCTGTATGCTGTTGGTATAAACCAAGAATTATCTCCATTCCAATTAGCATCACCAACACCAAGATCAATAGCAGTTAATACTTCTATATACGAATTTATAAAAGATGCAACTCTTGAATTAAGCTCACAAAGCTTTTGTGCCATTAACTCTAACAAGTCATTAAGTCCAGTATAAGGAGGAATAATATTTCCAGCTAAATCTAAACAAGGTACTGCTGCACCATCATAGTTTACACCACTTGAAAATATCTTGTCTTCACATCCACATTTTTTAGTACAATCACACATCTTATTTTATTTTTTTAAATTTACATTTGATTAATTCAACCTCTTGACAAGTCAAAGGTATCTTTCCAGCACAACCACAACTATTTAATACGTATAAAAAGTTACTTAGTTTTAAGTAGTTTTTCTTTAATGTTTTTATATTTCTACCAACAGAAGAATATTTACATATTGTACAAGATATTGAAGCCATTTTACAAGCTATACTATCAGCTAAAGAAATCCTTTTCTTATCACAACAATCTAAATCAGCACATATTTCAGTAGTGTATATTACATCAAGAGCAGCATCATAAAAAGAAACAACTAAAACATATTTTCCATCACCTAATAAGTTACTAAATATTTGAGTTGTTGTTCCAGGTATATCAGTTCTAATCCCTAAACAAGTTCTTCTACCACAACAATCTTCTTTAAAAAGTTCTATTGTAGTAATATATGGTTGATTTGGTATAAGGAAGTTTTGAGTATAGTATGAACCATACTCAATAGCAGTACAACAATCTATACCTTTAAGATACCTTTGAGTATCTATTTTAAATTGCCCTTCAGCTGTAGTAGATGGTGCTGCCATTTTTTAACAATCTAAACAAATATTATTCATATATTTAATAGTCTTTTCAATTGTTTTTTGAGCACACTCAAACATTTTACAATCAAATTGAACCTTTATTTTCTCGTGCATTAATCTCAATTCAGCAACTCTTTCATCTATCTTATCAGAACAACTACAACTATCTTGTGTTGTTAATAAAACCCACTCTTTAATTGCGTTACGAATAGAGTAATCAACTAAAACATATTTAGTTACTCTGCTTATCTCAGTATCAAGGTTATCGATTATTCTATAAGTAACTTTATGTATTCCCGTAGGAATTTCATATTCAAGACAGTCAACTTCTGTTATCTCAGCCATACCAAAACAATAAGTATCAGTAAAACCATTAGCACCAGAAGTTAGATCAGAAGTAAAACCAAAAACTAAATCTCCACTTAACGAATCAAAAGTGATTTGCTTATTATTGTTTATAACACCATAATCAAGACACTCAACTGTTAATTCATTATTGGCCGCACCAGGCAATTGAAAAGCTTGCCATCTTGAAGTTTCTGAATTAGCATTTATTAGTGTTATAAGGCTACTTACTGTAGTATCTACATCTGTATCAAATATAGCAAGACCAATAACAACACCACCAACTTTAACTCTTGATATTCCATTTGTACCAGAATCTAAAGAAAAATTTCCTCTTGCTTTAGTTCCTACTTGATAACCTAAATCAATATCTTGATAAGTATTTCCATTAGGTAAAATCCAATTAAACAAAGGAATTCCTAAATCATTTACATCAACTCCATTAGGAATATTATATCCATCAGTACACAAGTAGGGATTTGAATACTTATGAAAGCAAGTAGTATCTAAAAAATTAAACGTTTCACAGTCTACTTGACATATTTCAAAATCTGAATTTAAAACCATAATAACAAAAATAGTATTTATAAATATATAATCATAATAATTAATCAGTTAGAGTTTCAATTATTCCTAAAGTATTATTAACCGGAACTATTGGAGCACCAACAATTTTCATAGAAGTATTAAAAGCACCCTTAGTAGCTTTAAGAAAATTACCTTTTGCTAAGTTTGCGGCACTTTCAGCACCCTCTTGTATTACTGCGTGATAAGGGTCTTGTATAGTTTGATACCAAGGGTTACTATCTAATTGAGAAACCATTACATTGTAAGCAGAACCAAAACCATGAATAGAACCAAGCGTAGTTTTACCTGCTCCTAAAGCATATTTTTCTGGAAGATTTTCTAACCAATCATCATCATCCCAACCATGTCTTAATCCATACCATAAAATATCTATTGTAGTAAGCATAACAGAAGTAGTTACTGCTGTATGGAAAAATCTAATTCCCATTTTATTTCTATTCTCTAAGGTAGGGTTATTAAAGTAATCAACAATAGTATCAAGCATTTGCATTTGCATCTTTTGTGTAGCAGAACTAAACATTGTCAATGCTCTAAATATTGGGTTGCTATTTCTCGCCATTCCTGTTCTATTGGTTTGGTCGAAAGTAGGTTGTGTTTTATCTACAATTTCTTGTAATCGAGCTATATTGTGAGTTTCTATTTGCTCTTTTGTTAGGTTAGCAAATGTAGGCTCACTCATTCTGTCTTGTGTTTCCAGTTTAACGGCATTATAAAGCCTTAATATAGTTAGCGTATCCATTATTGTAATACCCATCATTAAACGACTTTTAGTAATCTCTATTGGGTTTCCATTAGAATCTTTTATAAAAGGTACTTTAATCTTATCTTCATTAGCCATTTCCCCCATAATAGCTTCTCCACTTTCCCTTGATATCATACCTTGAAGTCTATCTCTGAATAAAGGATTTTTAATTAACTCTTTAAACCCTTCATTTTCTGTAATCTGAGTCCACTCAATAGGCATCATAGTTTTACCACCTTTAATACCAGTAACAGATAATCTTTTCACTAAATCAATAGGATTGATAAAGTTTAGTCCACCTAAACTTGCACCAGTCTTTCTAATGTACTTACGATTAATTTCTGTAGCAGCAGTTTCTAAAGATATTTGTTGTTTAAATACAACACCTAAATTCTTAGCAAGTAAGGCAACAGCAAAGTTTCCTTGAAGCTTATTAATCATTTGGCTTGTTTTGGTTTCTCCTTGTGTAGCAAACAGCAAACCACTATCCTGAATTTTATCTATAGTACCCTCTAATTCAGTTATAAAATTAGCGTTATCTTTTGTCTTATATTTACCCTTAACAGCCTTGATTGCGTTTTTAGCATTGTGTATAGGAATAGCATAAGCAAAATAAGAAGCGTTACTCATTTTAAGATTAGACAAAGTTTTAAATGGATCTTCCAATCTTAAAGCATCAGCTTCACCCATTCTCTTTCTAAATGAACGCATATCAGATATAACATTCTTAGATTTTCTTTGCTCTTTATTTTGAGGCCCATGAAACATTGGAAAGTAATTTTCAATCTTTCTCAAATCATAACCCTCTAATTGAGTATGTACTTTATTTATTTCAGTATGGCTATAATTCATAGCTTCATCCATTTCAGCAATAAATGGTTGTATTTCACTATCGTTAGCAACTTGATTTGAAATGCTTTGTATTTGAGATTCTGTAAGTTTATACTTATTATTTAAGTTTACATCACGACCTTTTATTTCATTAAGATAAATTCCCTTCCTTAACTTATTCATTCCATCACTTTGTCTGGCCATTAAGTGAATCATTAACATTTCACTTTTTGTAAGTTGTATTTGAGTTTCATCTATATCTCCATTTATAGTCTTGTCAAGCGTTATTGTTTGAGTATCAAGCTCATTTATTGAAGCATCTTTATTATGGAATGTAGAGCCATTAAAATAACTTTGTGGTTTAGCTTTAAAAAAGTCTTGAAAACTATTAAAGAAATTAGAGTAATCTACCCTACCATTATTTAATCCTTTATAAAGAATATTTGAGAATAAAGAATTTTCTGAACCAGACAAATACTTAGCCCATAACCTTGTATTTGTAATCTTTGATAGATGTTTGTTTATTTGTTCTGCAGCCCATTGTACAACTTTATTCTTTGATTTTAAGTTAGCTAATCTTTTTGTAGTTGTGCTACCTATTTCATTGTCAAGAACTTCGTCAATCACTTGTTTATCAACAATTTTTTTCGATTCTTGATTTAAATAAGAATTGTTTACAATTTGTCTATGTATATAAGACTTCTTTAAATCAATAAGAAAATCATAAGCTTGTTGTTCATCAGAAGTAAACTCAATATTCTCTCCTTTTAATTTAGCTATAATTTTTCTTAACGATGAATCATCTGAAATTACATTGCTTATAAATTTAACTAAACTTTGGTCAACACCCTCGTTGTTATCTTTTAAATTAGTAATATCTCTTAGTTGCTCAAACCATCTTCTAAAGCCTGCACGTTGTTCATCATCATTAGCTTCTGTATCAAACTCTTTATTTAGTTCTTTATAGATTTTAGCTTCTGCTTCATCGTTAGTAACTGAAACATTATCATTCTGAGAATTTTCTATAGCTTCATTATAATCAGTAATATTTTCTCTACCTGTTAATGGTTTTTGAATATCTTGATAATTATAGATAGCACTACCTCTCGCTAATGGAGTACCTAAAGCTTCATTTTTAGCAAACGAATCAGTTAAAATATCTACAACACTCGGAGCGCCAAATGTTCTTCTTACCATTTTCCAAAACTCATTAATGAACTTTTCAAATGAATTAGACATTTTTTGACCTGCATACTTTCTACCAATCAACGTAACTAATCTTTCTTCCCCATACTTAGCGATAGCCTTTTGAACTAAAGGAGTATTTCTGTACATATCAATATACTCGTGAGCATATTCGTGTGGTACTGTTTCTAAATAAGAATCATTTGCATAAGCTATTGCAGAGGTTAAAGCACTACGATAATGCATTCCTTTTTTACCTGCTGGTATCTGAACTTTATTTCCTTGTTCGTCAACAATAAACTCTTTATTGATATTAACCCAAGGAAATAATCTTCTCATTTCATCAATAATCTCTCCAGCTAATTGAGGATTTTTTTCTATTGTATCTAAAGTAGATTTAGAAGAAAAGAAATCTCCAATAGCATCAATACTTTTCTTGATTGATATTTTCTTTCTTTTATCAGAAATACTACTATCTGCATTAGGGATTTGATAATCATTATCTATGAACCTTTTCCAAGCACCATTCTCTCCATGTTTTTCAACAAGAGCTTTCCAATCTGGGTGAGATTTGTTAGGACAATTAGCCATTAGTTACAATTCTTTTTGTTTTCGTTAATATCAGCTTGCGTTGTAGATGAAGGGCTATAAGCTACATTGTATGCAGTAAAGTTTTCATCCGAATCAAATTTACCATTATTAAATCTAATATAAGAAGTACCTGGCTTATTTGTATCTATATTTACATAAATATTGCCCTCATAAGTAACAAATGGTTTTTTCATTGCTTTAGCTTCAAGCCCTTTTTTATCTACACTATTAACACCTTTTACTTTTGGCATTAAATCTTGATTAGCAGATAGTAAGTTTATTTGCATTTCAGCTTGATTGATACCACTATTTTTTAATTGAGTTGCTTTCTTAGCAAAACGAATGTTAATATCTAATGGTAAACCATCAATGAAACTACCCATTTTATTATTCAACC